GTGACGAAAGGAGCGCAGCAATGAACAACCCGGACCTGATCAAGGCCTTCAAGGCGGGCGCGGCGATCGCGGCGTATCGCATCGTCAAGTTCGGCGACGATGATGATCACGTCATCCAAGCGGCCGCGGCGACCGATACGCAGATCGGCGTCACCGGCAAGCTCGGCGCTGACGCCGCCGAGGACGTCATCGACATCACGCTGACTGGCGCCGCCAAGGTGGAATACGGCGGCAGCGTCACCCGCGGCGCCCTGCTGACGGCGGACGCGAACGGCAAGGCCGTCGCCGCAGCGCCGGCCGCCGGCGTCAACAATGCCGTGATCGGCCGCGCGCTGAAAAGCGGCTCGAGCGGAGACATCGGGTCGGTGCTGCTTGCGCCGAGCCAGATCCAAGGAGCGTAACGGAGTCACAAAGCCATGAAAGCACCCTTCCCGATTCAGCCGGAGCTTACCGCCATTGCGATGGCGTACCGGAACACGGAGCTGATTGCAGACTCTGTGCTGCCCATCACCACGGTGGGCAAGCAGGAGTTCAAATACATCGTCTACGACAAGGCGGACCGGTACACGATCCCGGACACCAAGGTCGGCCGCAAGTCGCGCCCGAACGAGGTGGAGTTCGGCGCCACGGAGAAGACCGAGTCCACCGAAGACCACGCGCTGGACGATCCGGTGCCGCAGGCGGATATCGAGAACGCGCCGCCGAACTTCGACCCGCTCGGCAACGCGACCGAGGGCATCATGGATCTGATCCAGCTTCGCCGTGAGAAGGCTGTTGCCGACCTGGTGTTCGACGCGAACAACTACGCCACGGCGAACAAAGAGACGCTCGCCGGCACGGATCAGTGGAGCGATGGCGCCAACTCTGACCCCATCGCGGACATCACCGATGCGATCGAGTCCATGATCATGCGGCCCAACCGCCTGGTGGTGGGCAGCCAGGTGATGATCCAGCTCGCGCGGCACCCCAAGGTGCTGAAGGCCATCCATAAATCGTCCGGCGACACCGGTGTGGCGCGCCGCAGCGACCTGGAGGAGCTGTTCGAGCTGGAGATCCTGGTGGGCAAGGCGCACCACAACTCCGCGGCCGAAGGGCAGACCGCCGTCTATAGCCGGGTGTGGGGCAAGCAGGCCGCGCTGCTGCGCATCGACCCGAACGCCAACACCCGCCGCGGCGTGACCTTCGGTTACACGGCACGCTGGGGCACGCCGGTGGCCGGCAGCGAGCGCGACTCGAACATCGGCATGCGCGGCGGCCAGCGCGTGCGCGCCGGCGAGTCCGTCAAGCCGCTGATCACCGCCGCCGACGTCGGCTACCTGTTTATCGACGCGGTCGCGTAGGGGGAGGCATGGCACGACTGACAGCGAACTGGCCGATCAAGATTGACGGCAAGCGGGTCGAGACGGGCGAGCCGTTCGATTGCTCGGATGAGCGCGGCGAGGAGTTGCTCGCCTCCGGATCCGCCAGTCGGCCGGAAAAGAGCACGGAGTCCGGGGGCAAGGATGCCGCTCCCGGATCCGCCAACGACAGCGGCGGCGAGCTGAGCCAGGACGAGCGCAACGCCAAGATCCGCGAGGCGCTGCAGGCGATGATCGCCGAAGACCCCGCGCAGCAGAACAACCTGCTCTGGACCAAGGCCGGCGACCCGCGCAACAAGACGGTTGACCAGCGCGCCGGGATCGATGTCGCCAACGACGAGCTGGCGCCGATCTGGGCCGAGCTTAAACCGTGACAGCAACACAACAGCGAAGCGAGAAGGTCCGACGCGGGGCCGGCAGGAGATCGCCGGCCCCGCCGAGGGCAGATGCAAGAGCGGGCCGGTTGGGGGCGTTCAGCCCCCTGCGCTTCGCGTAAGCGAATGACTTGATGAAGAGCTGCCAGACGACGCATCAAGGCCACGGAACGGGCGGACTACAGGTTCGCCCGTTTCGTTTCCAACTGCGGGGTGGAGCAATGGTCGCTCGCCGGTCTCATAAGCCGGCCTACGCAGGTTCGATTCCTGCCCCCGCTACCAAACACGAGGCGCCCTGACGTGAAAGACCAGCACAAGAAGATCAAAGGCTACCGAGATCTCACCCAGGAAGAGATCGACGCCATGAACGAGGTCAAGGAGATGGGCGCCAAAGTGCAGCAGCTCGTTGACAAGCTGCAGGCCAACAGCGAGCTGGATCAGCGGTGGATATCGATCGGGCGCACGCAGCTCCAGCAAGGGTTCATGGCGCTGACGCGCGGCATCACCAAGCCGGGGTTTTTCTAACTGATGCCCTACACCACTCAAGCCGACCTGAAAAAACGCTACGGCGACACGGAGATCACGCAGCTCCTTACCGACGGCAAGGATCTCGCTGCCGCCATTGCGTCCTCCGATGCGCTGATCAACTCGTATCTCACCAGCGGCGGCTATGTGGTGCCGCTTGATCCCGCGCCGGCCTCCATCAAGCACGCCAGCCAGGTCATCACGCGCTACAACCTCTGGGAGGATGGCGCCAGCGAGGAGGTGCGTCTTCGTTACAAAGACACCATCGACTGGCTCAAGGATATCGCCCGCGGCCGCGCCTCTCTGGGTGACGTGGACGCGGATGCCGAAGTGCCCAACGCGGGCACGCTCAAGGTCGCCTCCGGCGAGAGCGGCAGCGCGTTCGACTGGGGTACGTATTGATGAGCGGCGTGACGCTCAAGGTGGATGGCGACTTCGCCCTGGTGGAGCGCTACCTCGTCGACCTGGATCAACGCCTGACGAACATGGAGCCGGTGTTCGACGAGATCGGCAGCACGCTCGCCAGCTCGACGCAGGGCCGCATGAAGCGCGGCGTGCAGCCGGATGGCTCGCCGCAGAAGCCGGTTCAGCGCGGCGGCACCCCGCTGGTCGACACCGGCAGGCTGCGCGGCTCGATCACGCACGAGCCCAGCAGCGACCAGGTCGCCGTCGGCACGAACGTGATCTATGCCGCCATTCACCAGTTCGGCGGCCAGGCCGGCCGCGGCCATGCCGTCCAGATCGACGCCCGGCCGTATCTCGGCATCAGCGGCGAGGACGAGCTGGACATCAACGACATCGTCGCTGACTACATCGAGGCCGCGGCATGAGCGCCCGCCAGTCCATCATCGACCGCATCACGGCCGAGGCCGAGAGCTTTGTGCAGGTGCAGGGCATCGGCGACATGACGGCCGCGCTCGAGAAGAAGATCCCCATCAACACGCCGGCGGCGTTCGTCTATCGCATCCGGCATACCGGCAGCGCGAACGCCTACGGCGCCAACGCGGTGCGCCAGCGGCTGACGATCCGCTACGGCGTGCTGATTGTCACGCGGCACGCCAACGATGCCGCCGGCGAGAAAACGGCCAACGCCAACGACACCCTGCTCGAGGAGCTGGAGGCCGCGCTGCTCGGCTTCGTGCCGGATGACGGCACGCATGTCTACACGCCCATGACCATCGCCGAGGGCTCCCTCGTGAGCCTGACCGGCTACCACTACTGGCAGGAAATCTACAGCACGCAACGCCAAGCGAGGAAAACTTAAATGGCTCAGTACGAAATGAAGGACGGCAAGCGGGTGCTCGTGAGCCGCACCAAGCCGGCGCCGGCCAAGCGCACCGCGCCATCGAGCGCCGGCGCGCAGGCCAGCGCCCCGCAGACAGACCAGGCGCCGGCCGAGGCTGAAGACAACAGCCAGGCCCAGGCAAAGGGCAAGGCCCGGCGCGGCAACAAGGAGGCGTAACCCATGGCAGTGCAAAAAATTCTGCTCGCCAAGAAAGAGGCGACCTACGACACCGACCCGGTGCCCGACGCGACCAACGCCATCCTGGTCGAGGAGGATGCCGAGTCCCGCCGCTACGAGGGCAACCGCGTCGAGCGCAACGTGCGCCGCGATGAGTTGGGCAACAAAGAGCAGATCAACGTCAATCCGCACGCCGGGTTCAGCTTCGCCGTCGAGGCCGCGGGCTCCGGCGCCGCCGGCGACCGACCGGCGTATGGCGATCTGCTGTTGGCCTGCGGCTTCGACGAAACCGTTTCCGCCGGCGTGGACGTGACGTATCAACACCCGTCCGACAAGTCCGACCTGCGCAACGCGGATTCGGTCAGCATCTACGACTTCCGCCCGGAGATCTCGCAGCGCCAGATCTCCACCGGCATTCGTGGCTCGGTCGAGCTAGCGTTCGACCGCGAGAACTTCGGCCGCTTTCGTTTCACGGACATGCTCGGCAGCTACAACCAGCCGGCCAATGCCTCGCCGCCGGCGGGCATTGATTTCGATTCGATGTTCAACGCGCCGCTGCCGTTCACGTTCGACAACGTGCCGACGTTGACGCTCGACGGCCACGCCGGCGGCGTGACGCAGCTCAGCGTGAACTTCGCCCTGCAGGTGGTGCGTTTGAATGTGCCCGGCACGAAAGAGACGCGGCTGACGGACGTGTTGCCCGCGGGCCAGTTGACGATGCTCGCGCCGGACATCACTACCAAGAACTTTTTCGCCCAGGCCGAAAGCCACGGCGGCACGGTGACCAACGTCGTGCTGGCCCTGACAGTCGGCAGCAGCGCCGGTGAAATCATTAAGCTGGATTCAAGCAAGGTGAACATCGGCAACATCACCGAGACGGATGTCGAGGGCGATCTCGCCTTCCAGATGGATCTGCGCTTCATCGACCGCCCCATTATCACGTTCCAATAACCACCAATAACCACCAGTAATCACAAGGGCTGCGCATGTTTGTTATTGATCCACACGGCGACACCGAGAATACGTTCTGGGCTCCGATCACCCTTCGGAAGCCTGGCGGCGACACGCACAAGATCCAGGTCGAGTTCATTGAGCTGACCGACAGCGAGATCGACCAGCACTACGACGACGGCGGGCTCGATACCGATCTGATCAAGGAGATCGTGCGCAACTGGAAAGGCGTGTACAGCCAGACCGAGGATGGCAAGTCGGAGAAGGCGGAGTTCGATGCCGAGGAGCTTGAGCGGCTTTGTGAGCATCGCTGGTTCCGCCAGGCGGTGCTCAACACGTACGTGGATCATCTTTCCGGCCGGGGCGCGGTGAAGCGTGCGGAGCGCCAGAGAAAAAACTCGTAAAGGCTGCCCAGCATTGGGTAGCCGTTACGCAAGCGCAACAGAGCGAGCCGAACAAGGACACTCTTACCCAGCAGCTCAAGTGGTTCGGCGCGCCCGCTCGCATCCTCCGCCGCGCCCGCAGCCGCCGGCCGGGCGGCAAGCGGCGCCGGCGGAATTTCAAGGTCTGGCCCATAAACTGGAATGCCGTGCAGGTATTCCTGCGCGTGACCACCCAGGTGCGCTACGCCGGCTGGACGGCCTGGCCGACCGGCATCGAGCATCAATCGGTCTGGCCGGTGATCCATCAATTCGTCGAGCTGCGCGGCGAGGACTGCCCGCCCGGCTACGCGCTGACTCTGTTCGAGCAATTCCGCGCCATCGAGGCCGAGGTCGTCTCCGCGCTCCAGGAGCGGCACAAACAGCAGCAGCAGCGAGGCCGTAAATGAGCAACGTCAACGTCGGCCTCATCATCACCGGCAACAGCGCCGACGCGCGCCGCGAGCTCGACCGCACCCAGCGCGAGGTCAACGAGCTCAAGCGCGGCAACGAGCAGCTCGGCCGCGCGTCGGAGAACTACGGCCGGCGGGCCGTGCAGTCGAACCAGCAGGTCGCGCGGTCTACGCGGGATCTCGGCCGGCAGACGAGTCAGCTCAAAGGGATCGTCGCGGGCCTGGGCGCCGCGTATCTGGCCATGCGCGGCATTCGTGCTGCTGCCAGCCTGGCCGTGAGCTTCAAGGATGCGGCCAGCGAGGCGGAGGGGTTCCGCGTCCGTCTCAACACGTTGCTCGGCTCGGTGTACGAAGGCAATCGAGCCTTTGACGAAATGGCCGAGTTTGCCGGCACCGTACCCTTCGAGTATCGCGAGATTATGGCTGCGGCGACGGACCTCTCCGGCGTGCTCGAAGGCGGCGTGGATGACATCTCGACGTACATGCCGATCATTGCCGATCTCGCCGCGGTCTCCGGGTTGTCGATCCAGGAGACCACTTCCCAGGTCATTCGCATGTATTCCGCCGGCGCTGCCAGCGCCGATATGTTCCGTGAGCGTGGCGTGTTGGCGATGCTGGGGTTCCAGGCCGGTGTGTCGTACTCGGCCGAGGAAACCCGCAGGACGCTGATCCGGGCTTGGGAAGATCCCGCGTCGAAGTTCCGTGGAGCTACCGAGGATCTCGCGAAAAACTGGACGGGCATCATGTCCATGATGTCCGACTCGTGGTTCCAGTTCCGCGATTCGTTCATGGAAGACACCGTGCTGTGGGATTTCCTCAAGACCGCGCTGGACGAATTCCGGATGTGGTGGGCCGACGTATTGAATTGGAGCCAGTCAGAGTTCGATGCTTGGGCCAACGGGGTGATTGCAACGCTCAAGGTTGTCGGCGTGGGCTTTACAACCCTCTGGGATGTCGCGCTGGCGCCTAAGCGTGTTTTTACCGCGCTGCAGGCAGTGGGCGAGACCATCAGCGAGTGGATCATCTATCCGCTGAATCTGGCGGGCATGGTGAGCGATGAGACGTACAAGAAGTACGTCGAAGGCGCCGAGGCGGCGCGTAACCGAGTCGAATGGCTCAACCAGACCACGAGCGATTTTCTCGTCAAGATGGACGAGATCGAACGCAAGGCACGCACGGCCTTCCAGATGCGCGAACTGAATGCATCGATCGAGGAAGCCATCGCCACAAACGAGGAGCTGTTCGGCAGCCAGAAGCGCGTCACCGAGGCAGTGCAGGACACGGGCACCGAAGGCGCGAAGGCGATGGGCGACCTCGACGGCGCCATCGACAAGCTGATCCAGAATCAAGAGCTGTTCGCTGCGGACTGGAAGCAGAGCCTCCAGGACCGCCTGACCTCGACCGAGCAATCCCTGCGCACGGAACTGGAAGCGCTCGAAGCCAACCGCCGCGAACAGCTCAAGATCATCGAAGCCGCCGAGCGCGCTGGCCTGGACAGCACGATGACCTACGCCGAGATGCGCCGGCGCGTCGACGAGCAGTACATGGAAGAGCGCACCCGGCTGGAGCAGCAAGGCGCCGACCAGATGGAGCAAATCTGGGAGAACGCTGTCGAGAACATGCAGCGCGAGTTCGCGGATACGATCTATAACGCGCTGTGGGAAGACGGCATCAGCTCGTTCGAGGACTTCGGCGACGCGCTGCTGGATATTTGGAAGCGCACGATTGCCGAGATGGTCAGCGCCTGGCTCACCAGCGGCATCGCCGGCATGTTGGCGGACGAAGGGTTTGGCGGCTTTTCGATGAGCCTCGGGAGCAGTTCCGGCGGAAACGCCGCCAGCACCGTCGCCAACATGGGCATCAACAAGGCCATCAGCGCCGGGTTCGATAAGATCGCCGCTTCGGAATTCGGCCAGAGCATCGCCTCCGCGCTCGATAAGATCGCCGCTTCGGAATTCGGCCAGAGCATCGCCTCCGCGCTCGGGTTCGGCCAGTCGGCCGGCATATCCGGGGCATCGGTGACAGGCGGCGCTGCCGGCGCAGGGTTAGGAGGCGCGGCCGTGTCAGGCGGTATATCTGGTGCGTCTGTGACGGGCGGCGCGGCGGGTGCTGGGCTTGGTGGCGGCAGCGCGGCTGCCGGCGGTACAGCGGCGGCCGGCAGCGCGGCCAGCGTTGCCGCCGCAGCGGTCCCACTGGCGATTGCGGCGTTTGGCATGCACCAGATGTCGATCCAGAAACCGCACGACATCGCGATGCGGAATTTCGAGCTCGGCCTCGGTGAGCCAGCCGGCGCGCTCGGGCTGCAAATTACACAGGACCGGGGCCTGATGTTTGCCGGCGGGGCGAATGCCGGTTTCGCGGCAGAGTACGCTAAAGATCAGGGCTTCGAGGGCACCGGCTTGCGGGGCACGCGCCCCGACCAGGAGCTTGGCCAGTTCGGCACCGCCTCGGTCGAGGAAGTCAAAAAGATAATCGCGGAAGCCGCACAAGAGTTCGAGGCCCTCAAGAAAACCGGCGCCGAGATGTTCGATGAGCTGGGCGTGTCAGCCACGGGAATGGGCGACATGCTGCGCGATGGAGTGACCGACGAAGCCGAGCGCGCGCGTATCAAAATGAGCGACATCGGCACAGCGATTGAGGACCCCAAGACCGGCATGATGGAGCTTGGCGACATATCGTCTGCGCAAATGGGCCGGCTGATGCGCGCCGTCGAAGACGGTGATGTGCGACTACACGCGCTGCAGAATACGGCGCTGCTCACCGGCCAGGAGCTGAAAGTCCTGGGCGATATTGGCCTGGACGCCATGATCCAGACGGCGAACGGCGCCTGGGAGCTCGCGAGCGCCATCAACGCCATCCCCAGCGAGAAGACCATCACCATCCACGAGTACCACGTCAGCAGCACCGTCGAGCCCGGTGGCAGTGGCTCGCTTCCAGGCCTCGCAGAAGGCGGCGTCGTCACCCGGCGCGGGCTGTACGAGCTGTCGGAATACAACCACCCAGAAGTAGTGATCCCACTGTCTCGTGGCCGTAGCGTCCCCGTCGAGATGCGCGGCGGTGGCGGCGGCGCGTCGAACGGCGAGCAGCTCGCGCTGCTGCGCAGCATCGACGGACGACTGGAGCGCCTCGACCGCCTCGAGCGTGCCGTGGTTAGCTCCGGCCAGCACGTGCGCGAGGGCGTCGACAAAACAACCCGCGAGACGCGCAAGAACCGCCGCAACGTCGGCCAGATGCGAGCGGAGGCGGCATGAGCGTGACCGATGCCGAATACCGCGCCTGGCTGCAGAGTAGTACGTCTCAGCCGGTGACGCTCGTGGAGATCGACGCCGAGGACGACGCCGGCAGCTCGGTACTGCGCTTGTCGACGGCTCGGTACCGGCGCACCACCGACATCTACCGCGCTCGCCTGCGCGACTACGAGATGACGTGGTCCATCGAGCCGGGTGTCGCCGGGTTCTCGGAGATCCGATACGGCGATCTGCGCGCGGTCAACATCGACGGCGCGCTCGATGCTTGGCGCGATAAGCGCATGAGCACATGCACCGTGCGTCACGGCGATCGGCGCTGGGACTATGCGGACCTGCGCCAGATATTCAAGGGCCGCGTATTCGGCACCGAGGCAGACAGTAACGAGCTGGTGGTCACCATCCGCGACCGCCAGGCCGAGGCGGACCTCATCGTCGAGGACATTACCGTCGCCGATGACACGCCGGGCAAGATGCTCAAGGCGCTGCTCGTCACACACGGCCCCTACGCCCTGGCGGATGTGGACGAGCCGGCGATCGACGCTCTGGACACGGATTACCCCTACACCTGCACGCTCGACACCGACGGCCGAAAGAACATCCTCGACCTGGCCGACACGCTGCTCACTGGCCTGCCCGTCGACTACGGTCCGGGGCCAGACGGCATCATCACGATATACACGTTTGCCAAGCCCGCCGGCAGCTCGACGCACCGCGCCCTGCGTCCGCTGGCGGAGCCCGACATCGAGCGCATCGCACCCATCGGCGAGATCACCGTCCGTCGCGGCACCGCGTACGAGTCCACGCGAGAAGACACCACCACTAAGGCCGACTATGCCGATTGGCGCAGCGAGACGCTGACGGTCGCGATGGTGGCTCAGGCCGATGCCGAGGCCGTGGCCGACGCCCGCCTGTCGCTGTTCGACCGTCCCTACGATCGCATCACCATCGAGACTAAGGACGATGTGCACGAGCTAGCACCCGGCGACGAGGTCCCAATTGAGTGGGCCCGCTACGGCTACGACGCGCCGAAGCATGGCCGCATCACCAGCATCACCCAGCGCCACCTCGGCAATCATGAGCTGGAGGCATTCGTATGAGCTTCGACCCAGGCCGCTTCATCGCGCTCAATTGGTTGGAGCTCTCCGGCGCGTCGATTGCCGCGACCAGCGAGGTGGGCGAACGCACAGCCGACAATCTGGCCGACCCGGATCCGGACCTCACCTGGCGCAGCACGGACACGAGCGACCAGGTGCTGACATGCACGCTCGATCAGCGCCGCGCGGTCGATGGTATCGGGCTGGTCGGCCACAATCTGACGGTCGCCGCCGAGGTGACAGTCGACTATCGCCGCGACGGTGCGAGCGTCGAGACTATTACGGTCGACGCGCATCGCCCGCTGTACGGCGCGTACTCGCACCCCGGCGCGTATCTGTTCGGCGCCTACGGCATGCCAGACCAGGACGACAGCGTCGAGGTGTTGTGGCCGTACACCGACATTTGGCGAGACAACATCATCACGGCCGATGAGCTGCGCATCACTATCAGCGACAGCGCGAACCCGGATGGTTACATCGAGGCGACCTACTTGACTGTCGGCCACTCGTTCTGGCCGGGCAAAAACTACGCGTGGGGCTATGAGTGTGGGCTGGTCAACAATCAAGAGCTGGAGATCACGCCCGCCGGCACCACGCACGCCGAACTCGGCGACCCGGTCCGAGCCTGCCGCGCCCGGTGGGAATGGCTGACCACCGCTGAGCTGACGCGCATCAATCAACTGCTGCTGCAAGCGCGCGCCCGCAGCGGGGCCGTCTTCTGGAGCGGCTACCCCGGCCGAGGCGGCGCGATGGAGCAGCAGCACGTCATGCTCGGTTATCCGGCGCGCTGGACTGCACCCGCCGAACCTAGTCCGGCCCAGGGCACGTTCGAGCTGGAGCTACAGGAGATCTTTTTCCATGAGTGACAAATCTCAATACATCTACGAGGCGGGCGACACCACCGAGTGGGAAGACAAAGTCAACACGGCCGGCGAAGCCATCGCCCGCCACGACGACGAAATTTCCCAGCTATTCAACGAGACCGGCGGCTCGCCGGAGGGCAACCCCAGCTCGCTGGACACCCGCCGCTACGCCACCACCAGCGGCACAAGCACCGCCTACACCGTCGCGTTCAGCCCGGCGTTCACCAACCAGCCCGAAGGGCTCAAGCTCCGCCTCAAGCTGCACACCCCCGCCGGCGAGAACCCGACCCTCCAGCTCGACAGCCTGACCGCGCGGGCGCTGGTGGACGCCGCCGGCAACGCGATCGCCGCGGGCACGTCTGGCTATGCTGAGGTCGTCTACACGGACAGCAACACGTGGCAGGTGATACAGATCGCCCCGGCTTCCAGCGGCCTTTTCTACAAAACCGACCCCGGCTCAGTCGCCTGGAACAAGACCGGCGCGTTCACGGTC